TCTATAACGCCCCTAATAAGATTATTCTCACCAATGACCTAAACGGAATTAAGCGTTTAGAAACCAGTGGTGCCAATCAGACCTCTTATACGGAGCTGGGTCAAATAGATTTTGATATTCAGAATACCACTGAGATTATTAATCCACGCCAGGATGTAAGTCGTGTTGGTGGAGCTTTTGGTGGAACTGCAACTGGCGTAAATTTTCTAGCAGCCAAAGCTAACTTGCGCTTGAAACAGAAAGCAATGATTCAAGAGCAGCAGTTCTTTAAGCCTTTGGCCAGAATGCTAAATTGGTACAATCGCCAATTCACCACGGATGAACAATATTATCGAGTAGCAAATAATGAAGACGCATCCCCCTATAGAACATTACCGGAAGATGCTTTTTTAACAGACGTAGACTTTAAACCCACAAGTCAGCCAGAGAAGTTGTCGATCTCGGAACGACGTGAAAACCTTGGCTATATGTTCCAGACAATTGGACAGATAGAAAAGGTAGCCCCTGGATCAATAAACATGCAGGCATTTGTGAAAGAAGGCTTAAAGCTCTATGGCTTCAGCCACCCCGATAAGTACATTAACCAGCAAGGAAAGGTAGTTTACCAAACTCCTCAGGGCCTTGTTGATGAACGTGGTCAACCTGTACAAGTAATGCAGGCTCCCGAACAGCAACAACCACAATAAATGGTTCACGATATTGACGCCTTAATTAGCCAAACCCGCAACGAATTAAACGGATTGGGAGAAGTAAAAGCCACCCTCAGTAGCGCGGGGTGGGAAATAATCAGATCGCATTTTCTCAAAGTCCTTTCAGCAATCGGAGAAGGTATCCTTGAAGAACAGGATTTTGAGAAGCTGCGTAGATTGCAGGAACGCTACAAAGCTTTTCGAGCTATGCTGGAGACAGCTGACTTCTTTTATAACGACTATGTTAATAAAAATGCTCAGTTGCTTAGTATGCTCGACGACAAACATCAAATCGACAGATACGGCGACTCGCTGTAAATCGAAAGGATCAAAATGGAAACGCAAGAAGGTCAAGAACCACAAGTGGCCACAAGTCAATCTGTGGAGGACCCAGCAGTAACGGAGGCTGCTCAAACAGCAGAAACCCCGAGTGAGACAACGGAGGCATCGGGCGGCACACAGGAGCCGGTGGATGAAACCTCAAAAAAAGAATCGCAAGAGTGGCTTATACCCAATAGGGCTCGTAATCAAGAGGAGCTCATTGCATCGTATAAGGCCCTCGAACAGGGTTACAGCAGGAAAGCAAATGAAATCTATCAGCTAAAGCAACAGCTCCAAAAACAACAGAGAAATGTTGCAGAGGAGACAAAACAGTTTGCAGCTGCGCTTGAGAAAGATCCTGTAGAGGCGATTAGAAATGTGGCGCGAACAACCACATCCGAAGTCCAGGAGCAGGTGCGTGCGGTAAAGTTCGAAGGTGAATACTTAAGACTAAAAGACACTAATGCTGAATTTAGGCAACTTGAACCATTAATGGCACAAGTAGCAGCCGACAATTTGGATATTATTGAGCAAGCAGGCTTACGTAATGATCCTAGACTTTTATCAATTTTGTTCAATGTAGCCCGAGGTATTAAAGCCACGGAAACTACTGAGGCTGCCAGAACACAGGGCAAAAAAGCCGGTGTTCAGGAAGCTGAAAGAAAAGCAAAAGCCCGCTTAGAAACCCCCTCGGGATCAGGAAGTGTTAGTGAGGCGCCTTTTGAGAAACTTTCACTGGCCGAAATGGAAAAGAGACTACCCAAACGCTCATCCTACTAGGCCCAAACCTAAAATACAATGGCTACGCTAACAACCAGCACCCAATCTAATCAGGTTGGTGTATATTATGACAAACTCTTTTTAGAGTCTGCCGAAGATAAACTAGTTCTCTATGAGTTGGGCAAAAAGAAACGCCAACCTGGTGGAACTGGTACTACTACTTATGTTCATCGCATGGGCAATATTGCCGCTAGCACCACGGCTCTAACCGAAGGTGTTGCCAATACTGAATCCAGCCTTGCGGTTCAACGTTACACTGTTCCGTTATACCAATACGGCCAGCATGTTAAAATGTCTGATCTTTTGGAAACAACGGCACTTGATGATGTTGTTAAGGACGTTGTTAAAAGATTGGGTTACACAGCGGCTAAATCTGTTGACCAGATTATCCGTGACCATCTGATTGCAACTGCCACAACTAACATTAAATATGCTAGTTCGGCGACTACTGACAATACAATTACTGCCGGTATGATCCTTAGCATTTCTGATCTTTTGAAACCCCTTCGCGTTTTGAAAGCCGGATCTGCCCCTACCTTCTCGGATGACATGTATCGTGCAGTTATCCATCCCTACCAGACCATTGACATTATGTCTGATACGTCTGCGGGCGGTTTCCTTGAACTCAGCAAATACAAGAACGGTGTCCCTGAAAAAGGTGAGATCGGTAAAGCTTGGAGTTGCAAGATCTTGGAATCTGCAAACATGACCTCCGCTGCTAATTCAGGTTCGGTTGATGTTTACCGTGCCTTGGTTTTGGCTGACGAAGCTTTTGTGACCACGACCTTTGATAAAGACAGCACTGAGCTGATTATCAAACCCTCCGATAGCGGCGGTGCGGCTAACCCGTACAACCAGCTCGGTAGCGTTGGCTACAAGATCCAAATGGGCGTTTATTATGTTGGTGGTTCTTTCTCCAACCATAATGGTGCTTCACCGGATCTTTGCATCCAATTGCGTTCTGCGGCTACATCCTAAGTTAAAGGGTCCCCGGGCAACCGGGGGCCTTCTTTTTATGGAAGGAATGTTTACATCTGATTTCTTGGGCAAGCTGAAAAAGTGCAACCCAAACCTCGAGGCAAGAATGGATAGAGCCGTTTCCATTCAGAGTCAGGACCACCCCTCGACAGGGCTTTATGGCCCAGAAATACATGATGAGGATGGCAGCAGACACCAATATTTAGGGGCAATTGCAATAGGCTGGATTCCAAAAAATACCCTAACAGCTATAAATTTTAAGAGTAGTTATGCTAAACTCCACCCGGAGCGGATAAAGGAAATTCAGGAAAGTGGAATTATTAGGAAAGACGAAGAGCAGGAACTAAGCATTAGAGTTTTGCGCAAGGGGTGGCAGGCAGTTTTAGACGGACTCATTTCACAGAAGTTGATTACCCGCGAGCAAGCTATAAAGCATTTTAAATTTTACCCCGAGAATAGGAAACACACCTATCCTCAAAACTTCATCCACATGGATTTATAAGGAGCATTATGCCAATAGGACCATCATCATCAGGCACAGATCTAACGTCTGTGGAATCAACACTCAGTGATATTGACGCTAATATTGTTGGTTTAACTACTGACCTAACAACCGTAAGTAATAATCTTTCAGATATGTGGACTGATCTGTTGGACATATCCTATGGTGGATATACAACGGAAGGAACCCTTAGTTATTTAGATGCGGGCGGTGAACAAACTGTTGTTGAAATAATACCCTCAGCAGGTGAGCGCAGGGTAGTCCACGGTGCCTGGTTGGATATGACCAATATTACTCAGAATGGAACAATAAAGGTATATTACAAAATTGACGGAACCAATTACCGTTTAGTGGATAGCTCCACATTTACACCTGCCACCGATAGCGATGGTGTTTTTATTAACCTCAACATGGGTATTACAAAATCATTTAAAATAACATACACAGAGTCCTCGGATGAAGGAGCTGCACGTAACATTCCCTACCAAGTAATCCAATCGAATATACAAAATATTTAAGGAGAAAGTATGGCAGTTTATCCAAACCATAATCCCAGAAACAACTACTTTGCTGCGCTCTGCGCACAGAATGGGTTAACATATGTAGAGGTCACTGACCTAACAACACTAAATCTAACGTCCAGGGAGGTCTCCATACAAGGAGGAGATACAGCTAGTGTCACGCAGTATAAGGATAGAATAGTGTTTAATCTTACCACACAAAACTCCACTGAATACAGAATACTAGGAAGGTATATCACACTACCAGCAGCTTGTACAAAAGTTGCTATCTATATTCCATACATCTCACAACTTGGTGGGG